GGACTTTCTCAGTTTGACGGACGGTTTCAAGTGTTGATATGCTTAATTTGCCGTTTGATGTAGGCATGTTGTTCCTTTCTCAGTTTGGTGGGGCGGTTACTTTCCCTGCCGCCTCACCATTCCGGAGGGAGGGCATGTATCTCCTTATTCTGGCAGCGGAACGTCGTCTAATGGGGATTTGCGGCGTTCCGTTGTCAATGTAGATGGCAGAGTGGCGACAGCCACTAGCCATCGTCGTCAAAACGGACCGTGTTGTACTAAAGAGAGGGCGTGTAGCAATGTCGTTTTCCGATAGCATTTCATTCCTGGTGGGGCTGGCTGCTCAAGAAGGTGTGTTGCTGGTCATCGTGATAGGCGGAGGGTCGTGGGGACTGTGGTTTCTCTCTGCGCGATTGTGGCCCTGGTATTCCAACGTTCATCGTCCGGCTGTGCATAAGCTCCGGGAGCAAGAGTTCATTGCTGACGCGGCAATGTCTTCGGCATTGGCGGCCACGTCCGCTGCTACGGTCGCGCTCACTGTTGTCCTCGACCACGCGCTGACGAAATACGATATGTCAGATGCTTTGGCGGATTTGGTTGGTGGTCGGAAGGACGATGAGCCGCTGGTCGCGTCTGACTTCCCGGTGAAGTGAACGCCCGGCATTGGTCACGTCTGGCCGTGGGGGTGTGTGGTGCGCGCAAGGTGCGAGTTACGGAGACGCCGCGACCACGCCACATTTCTTTAGATTGTGGTTCTACATGGGGCCCCTCGCGGCGTCGATAGGAGGCTAAGGTGTACGACACAATCGCTGCGATCATACCGTGTCCTTCCTGGCTTCAGCCATCTATGTTTGATGCCGGGTCGTTGACGGTGCGCATAGGTGACGAAGAGGATCACCACTGGCGTTACTGGCGCAACCCTGAGATTGACGGGGCATATGAACCACGCTTTACGTGGTGGCCTTCATCAGAGCAGATGAACGGTGCAAAGGTTCTTGACAACGGCTGGCTCAAGTGTGAGTTCTCCATTCAACAGATGTACATCCAGGAGTTGCATAATAGGAAGGATGGGGTTGATCATGATACGGAGTATCTGGGTAATCTCACCCAAAGACAGGCGGAGATTGGCTTGTGTGGTGTAGATAGTCTGATGGGTGTGGCCTTTGGTGGTGAGTTGCCCACGATATTTGACTGGTCATGCCAACGTGTAGATTATAGCTGGAACTTCAATGTAGGTAAAGTCCTTCCGGTGTATCTCTCTGTCTTTGAGCATCTGCGTTTGTCTACGTATAGTAGACATCCCTTCGACGCCGCTGAAGGCGTTGTCTTCAAGGGACGTGGCTCACGCTCGCGGTGGGTGAAGTTCTATAACAAGGTGCGCCAGTTGTACAACCTCTTGGGAGTGAGGGTCGCTCCTGAGGAGCACATCTTACGCTTTGAAGTATCCAACTATAAGGATACCACGCGCTACATGGCTGATGCCTGGTTTGGTAGTGATCGCACGATACGTGAAATGGTCCAGCCTGGGCGGGCATTGTACACGCTGGCGCGGATGTGGGATATGCTAAGCCTGACAGAGAGTGAAGGCTACGGACGTGAGGAGTACGAACTCTTTAGGATAGCTGAAGTGTTTAACACTAGACGGAGAGGCACAGCATACTATGTACTATGCTCGTGGCGTGTGCTAGGCAATGATGCATATAGACTAGGACATGTAACCAAGTCTACATACTACAGACTGAAACGAGAACTCAAACAGTTAGGCTTCCTAGTGAGTGTGGGTGATGGTGTTGATGACCGAGAACCTTTACCTGCTTTACATCTGCCGTTCAGTGAGTATATAGTACAACAGGAAGATGTTCAGAATGTTGGATTTATGGAGGGTACACTCAACGGCAATAAGCCAGAAGAATTTGCCCAAAATACCACGTGGGATGAACTGGCCGATTATCTTGGTGTCATAGGTCCGGAATCTGATTATTTATTGAGGTTGGCTAATGACTATCTGGAACAAACAACGGCGCGAGATACAGGCGTTTTTGAACACGTCGGAAGTCCAGGTGTGGTTGCAAGTCCGCTTGCTTGAGTTGGCGATTTACGGTGAGGACAGAGTAGCGGTACAGGCTATGAGATTGCTCCTCGACAGTCCGCCAGAGCAGGTAGGACTACACGAAGGACTTGAGGGATTGACGATTGAGGAGTTAGGAGAGGTCTATGAGCGAGTTCAAGGGTGGCTTGACACAGTTGCAAAAGACGCGCGCGGAAGCGATGGTGACTCGGCAGATGTTACGGCGCTCGATAGCGAGGAAAACGTTGGGTGGCTTTTCGCTTTGGATGATGCCCGACTACCAACCGCAACCGTTCCATCGGGTGATGGACAGAATGGCGACGTTGATCATCAATGATTATCTTCGCTTCTCTGCGGTCACTATTCCTCCGCGTCATGGCAAGTCTGTTAAGTGGTCTGTTCACTTTCCTGCTTATTGTCTTGGTCATTTTCCTGCTTGGAATATTTTACATTTCTCTCATTCCACAAGTCTTTCTAATGAGTTTAGTCGTCGCACACGGGATATGGTGGATAGTGCGCGCTATCGTGAATTATTCCCAGGCACGAGACTGAACCGCAACAAGATGGCGGTCACGAATTGGCGGACGACGGCTGGCGGGGGTATGGCTTCGTTCGGTGTGGGTTCGGCAGTGACGGGTCATGGCGCTGATTTGGAAATCATTGATGATGCTCACAAAGAAGGTGATGAGCAAAGTCAGGCCGCGTTGGACGGGGTGTACGATTGGTTCGTGTCGGCGGTAATAACGCGGCTGCATCCTCGCGGTAGGATAGTCATTCCCTGCACGAGGTGGTCGGACGATGACATAATCGGGCAATTGACCAGGAATGAGGACTCTCATAAGTATCATGTGGTGAGGTTGCCAGCGCTGGCCGAGGCGGACGATCCATTGGGGCGAGAAGTAGGTCAAGCATTGTGGGAGGAGCGTTATCCAGTTGAGGAGTTGGAGAAGATACGCGCTTTGTCGGAGAGTTCGTTTCAGGCTTTATTTCAGCAAAACCCCCAGGCGTTGGTGCGTAGAGATTTTGACGTTTCCAAAGTGCATTTGGTATGCGTTGTTGATTACACGGACATGGATATAAACTGGTTTTTTGATTTGGCGATTACTGAGAAGACGACAGCGGACTATACGGCGATGGCGCGGGTGGGACTACGTGATGGGAAAGTGTTGGTCGAGGCTCCGCAGCACTATCGGGAAGAGTGGCCCGTGATGAAAAAAAGAATTCTTCAAATGATGATTGAGTATCCCGAAGATAATTTTGTTTTTGAACGCCGAACTTTGGAGTTGATGGCGGTCCAGGACCTAAAAAGCGAGTTGGACTACACGAATCAGCTTCGGATTGTGGACGTCCCCCTCGATGGTGACAAAATAGCGAGGGCGCAGTCCTTTGTTGATCGCATGAATTCAGGGCATGTATATCTGAAAGATGGACTGTTCAACAAGGGTTGGTTAGAAGAGCATAGGCGTTTCCCCTCGGGCCATGATGATTGGGTCGATGTTTCGAGTCTGGCAATGAATTATTACGGGCTGCGGACGCCGTACGATTTCATGTTGAAGCGGGCGAAAAAAGGGGAAAAGAGTGTGCGACTACCCGAATCAGTAGAAAGCCGGATTGGAGGGATGCTGTGATCAAGGTTTTGGGGAAGCTGCGAGATTTTTTGGTAGGCGCAAAAAGTGAGCCTGTGAAGCCACAGAGGTTGAGAAGGCACATCAGGTCAAAAGCGGGGCAGGAAGTAGAGGCTGCGGCGTATGGTTTAGGCGCGCCCGTGCCACGAATGGATCAAGCCTTGATGTTGTACGCGACAAACCCCTGGGTTAATCTGGGCGTTTCGATGATAGCGGAGTTGTGCGCGCAAGCGACTCTGAAAGTGCAAAAACGGTCTAATGGGGACTATGTTGCAAATCATCCAATATATGATTTGTTGTCTGACTTTGGCCGTCCGAATGATGGTGATGACGTGATAGAGTTCCTGGAACGTCATTACTCGAATTTTCTGCTCACAAAAAATTCTTACTGGCTGTGGATTTCAACTCGCGGCGGGACGCCGGACGAAGTTTATCAGCTCGATCCTAGAGCGGTGAGGGTCATTCCGGGGACCGGGCAGCGGATAAGCCATTACGAGTACATGGTGATGGGCGAGGTTTATGCACTGCCGCCGATTTCAGTTACCCACTTCAAAGGTTATCATTCGATGAATATGTATCATGGCTTGCCGATTTATGAACCTGGGCGCCACGATTATGAGGCTGATCATGATATGGCCTCGTGGAATGCGGAATACTTCGATGGTCCCTCGATACCGGATGGCGTCTGGGTCGTGCCGAAAGAGACAACGGATGCGCAAATCGAGGAGTTTGAAGACAAGCTGGAGATGAAACACGCCGGAAAGCGCAGGTCGGCGGTGGTGAGGGCGGAGCCTGGAGGAGCGGCGTGGTTGGACGCGGGGCTCCGTCATCAGGATTTGGATTTCATTGAGGGCAGGAGGTTCACAAGGCAAGTTGCTTTAGAAGTATTGCACGTGCCGTTGGGATATTTGTCTGAGGCGTCCACAGAGGCTCACGCGAAAGTTTCTGAGAGGAAGTATCTCAGTCGATGTTGGCAATTGTCGCGACGGACAGCATCGAAACTGACTGTGGACATCATGCCATTCTACGATGGCTTGCGGCAGACAAACGTGGAATTTGAAGACGTGCGGATTGCGGATTGGTCGCAAGAACTCGCTAAGTGGCAGGGCTATAAAATCCGAGAAGAATTGGGGCGTGAAGTCCCGGAAGGTTGAACGATGTTTAATTTTCACATACGTAGTTTGGGGGATGGGCGCTACGGTGGGACGATAATCCCCTTTGGCGTGAAGGACAAGCACGGGACGAGATTTTCTGCATTGACTAATTTCTTCCTGGGCCAATACAAACAGCGCCCGGTTTTCGTGCATCACAACCTGCGCGGGTTTCCGGGGCTGGTCGGGGTTGTTGACGATATGACGTTGAAGGTCACAGACGCGGGGCTGTACGCCGAATTTGTGTTCATCGACCCACAGAACGACCGATTCGATCTGGACGCGGTGAATGAGGCCATGCGCATGATCAGGAGCAACACGGCGCATTTTTCAACGGCGGTGATGCCGCAGCGCAGGAAGGTTGCGGCAAACGGCGACGTGTTGGAATGGCCGATTGTGTCTCTGACCGTGACGGATTTGCCGTCGCATAGTGGCGGAACGACAATGGTCGAGCACATCCGGGGATACTACAAAGATGTGGAAGGCGAGGACGGGGATCGTCTGGAGGAATGGCCGGAAGGCGGAATAGAGGGGGGCGAAACCCGCAGAGATCAGTACCAGAGGCGGCCAGAAGGTCAGGGTGCGCCGCAAGCGGCAGAACAGGCACTCCAGGCCGTGAATCAGCGGTTAGATGAGGTAGACAGGCATCTAAGGCATTCTCTACCTGCGGGGATGCCTAAGCCGATGACGCCACCGAGGATAAGTGTTTCGTCGAAATGGGACAAGTATAGTCTCAGTTTGATGGGGCTGATTGGCAGAGCAACGGAGCAATCGTCGATGTTGGGCTGGTCGTTGCCGAGGTTGGAAGATGACTACTTCCGGTCTGTCGCGGACAAGCTAGAGCGGGCCTACAAACAGGATTTGAAAGAATCAGAACTGTTTGAGGGCGAAGAAGACCTGTACCCCTGGCTGCGTTCGGCCAACAAAGCGGCAGAGTGCGTCCATTGGGGTGAAGGGCTGCCGGAACGTTTGCGCAGAGTGCCGAAAGATTTGTACGAGACGTACCAAGAGCTCATGCCCTATATGCGATCTGATGAAACGATGGCGACCAGCGCAGCAAACCAGGGCGCGGACCACGTCACCACGATGATGAACGCGGCGGTGTGGCGCGACATCATCATCGCCGGAACGGTCATGCGCCAGTTTGAGGTGTTTGACATGCCCTCAAATCCGTTCGAGTATCCAACCCTTACTGTCCCAACCACGCCCATGAAACGGGTTGTGGAAGCAACCGACACGGCGCATGGTGAAGTGGGGGGTTCGAACGTTCCGGTCTTTGCCTTCGTGACGGATAAGAGAACGTTCGACGCTCATGCTTTCGGTGGGCAGGTGCTGGTTTCTCAAGAGATGATGGAGGACGCTGGTTTCGATCTGCTGGCCCAGTATTACGAATACTTCATCAAGTATCTGGCCTGGACGTTGGATTGGGCCTTGATTCACGGGGATGAGGCGGCTTCGGTGATCAACATGGCCCATTACGGGACCGATCCATCGGCAACGGCATACAATGCCTGTCTGAACCTGGACGGTATCCGGCACGAGATTCTGCATATCACGACCACTGACAACTGGGAAGACATCGAGTTCGCCGCTGATTCTTTGACGGCGACACGAGAATTGATGGGGGCCAACGGCATCTACGGGCTTGACCCTGCCGACTTGGTCGCTTTTTTTGACTCGGTCACCTACTATGACGCTCTGGCGCTGGCTACCATTCAAGGCATGGATAAGTTTGGGGAGCGGGCAACGTTGCTCACTGGCTCGGTCATGCAACTGGATGGAATTCCAATCGTCACGCCGGGTAGCGCCTATGAACTGACCAACGGAATCGGACAGGTAGAGGACTCGCACGACACTGTGCAAGGCTCGTACACTGTCTGCAATCGGAGGGGCATTAAAATCGGGCGGAAGCGCAACGTGCAACTCAACTTCAACCGGGACTGGTCTTCCACGCTGGCGGCGCTGTTGGGCACGACGCGCGTCGATATCCAATTTCTCGCGCCTGGGATGGTCGCGGGCGGTTACGACGTAGGCGGCGTGTAAAAGAGGTAGGAGTTAAACATGACATACCCGACACTGGCAAATCTAAAAACGGTGATGGACGTTCCGGGTGCGGGGCAGGATGCGGAGTTGGAGTGGGCTGTTGATGCTGCGATAGCATGGTTTGAGGACAAGACAGGTCGGGTATTTGTTGATCCTGGGAGTGACGCGCAAGTGTCATTCCCGGTGGTGTATCCTCATGTAAGGGGCCGGGTGTTGGCTGTGGGGATGCGCGATTTGCAAACCATAACCACGATCACAAACGGAAGCGGGGTAGCAGTGGCGAGTACGGATTACTACACAAGGCCACTTGCTAAACCTTTCCGGCAGATAATCTTGCGTAGGGAAAAAGGTATTGTCTGGACAGGGTCCGGGGGCAACGACATCGTGATTGATGGCAGGTGGTGTTATAGCACAGCCTGTCCGGACGATGTCTTTCAGGCCATATTGCAGTTAGGGCAACTGGTGTACTTGACCATGCTTTCTGGGCCGTTGGCGGTTGATTCGCAGATGGGGGCGACGACAATCAAGAAGGACAGCATTCCAAGCTACGTCATGGACGTGGTGAAGGATCGGAGGCGATTGTGAGGCTGGCCGGGGCTATAATTCAGATTGAGACCTGGTCGGTAACGGGGGTGACGACCAACATGAAGATAGACGAAG